AACAACCCAAACCTGTTGAAACTCTTACAGGGCAGACTTCTCCTGTTACAGGGTTCGCTGAATTAGGAAGTCTCGACACAAGAAGAAAAGCATTAGCAAATACGAAGCAAATACAGGAAAAATTAGTTGCATTAACAAGTAAACACCTTCAGGCAAGTATTCAAGTCAGGAAAGCAATGATTGGATACAACCTTGAGTTAGCAAAAACCAAGGTGGTTCAAGGTTTTGTAACAGCAGATCTTTGGGCTATGCAGAAGGCATGGCAAGGAATCGTTTCAACGATGAAGGGTGCAGGGAATCTAATAGGTGGAATATTTGGAGGAAAGTTTGGAGGAGCAGGGAAAGGTCTTGGTGTTATAACTTTGAGTCGTTCAATTGAATTTTTAACAGGGAAATTAGGATTCTTAAATAAGGCTTGGATTGATAATACAAATAAGGTCGCATTATGGTCAGCCAGAGCTAGTGAAGCGATAACAGCCGTCAATATTGGTTACACCGCATTAAGTAAGGTTTTAGGTGCTGCTCAGTGGACAGCAGGTGCAATAACTGGATTTATTAAATGGGAAGAGCAAGCAATGTTGAGTATTAGGAGGATTAATACAGCTAGAAATAATTTAGACAAAAGAATGGCAGGACTCCTTGATAAGGGTCAAAATCCTTTAACTGGAATCGGTAAGTGGTTAAGGGGTGAAAGTGGAGAACGTGGAGTAAAAGCACAGTTAGCAGATAAAGGAGAAAGTAATCAGCAGAGAATTGCTAGAGAAATTGAAGTTCAACAAAGACTATTAAAGGCTACAAATACTACTGCCAAGGATTATCTTCAGATTCAACAAGCAATTTTTAAACTACAGAAACAGCAAAGAAGGGAGACAGAAAGAAGATTAGCTAAAGAGGTTGAAGCAGGTAAATATGCTTCTCAAGTATATAAGGAAGAATATGACAGATTTACTGGCGAAACAGCGAGAAGACGAGAAGAAAGTATTAAACGAGGAAATAAGTTAAGAGCAGATGCAGATAAAAACATTAAAGCAGCAGCCGCAGAGAGGTATAAAGAGATTCAAAGGAGATGGCAGCTAGAAGAAAGTAATCATCGTAGAGAAGTTCAGAGAATTAAAGAAAGGAATCAACTTGCGAAACAACGAAGAGCAGCTAGAGGTGCTGCAATGGGACGATTTGGTGAGAATGTGATGCTTGGAGCAGGTTTCCCAATGTTATTTGGAGGTGGACCTGGTGCTGTAGCTGGTGGACTTACTGGAGCAGTTACTCAATCTCTTTCGGGATCTAAAGGCTTCGGTATGCAAATACTCTTTAGTGCTTTAGGTCAGCAAATAGATGCTCTTGTAGGCAAAATATCCACTCTTGGCAAAGCATTTAACGATATGAATCCAGACGTAGATGCCGTTATAGGTGCGCTAGGTGAGACAAACACTGCCTATGGCAAGCACCTTGAAATGTTGAAAAAGATAAAAGGAGAAGCAGCAGCAATGACAGAAGCAACTAGTAGATTAACTGTGTTAATAGGGAAAGAAGGTGTCGCAGGATTAAAGAAATTTGGAGATGATACACAGGCACTTGCAAACGCATGGAGTAAATTTGCGACATTAATTAATACAAGTCTTGCTCAATGGATAAATGCTACTGGAATATTAGTTGGATTAACTAATGCTTTATCAAGGGCTTCAAGATTTAAGAGCGCAAAGAGGGCAGCTAATGAAGGAAATAAAGAGCTCACTGTATTGTTTTCTCAAAGGAAGGGTTTGCAAAGCAACTTCATGCGTGGCGTAGATAAGCAGGGTAGGAGGAAAAGGTGGAGCGTCGAAGAGTATGCAAATGCGTTAAGAGGTATAGATGATCGAATTGATACAGCAGAACTTAAGAGGCAAGGAGGATTGACTACAGGTAAATTATTCGGCAAAGGTGCAGATAAGATTGCTGCTTTAACTAAAGAGAAAGACTTCATTCTTGAAAAGATCAGGTTAGGGGATATAGAAGCAGAAAAACAAAAGAAAATAAATGATCTAGTAGATGAATTAGGTGAGGAGAAAAGACAACAAATTACAGATGCAGTTGAGGCGGTAGCAAGCGTAACTGAACAATATGAAGCAGCAAAAAAATTAAAGGATCTGTATAACGAAATCGGGCTAACTATTAAAGATGGAATAGTTGATGCTATAGAAGGCGCAATTCAAGGAACTAAAACTTTAGGACAAGTAGCAAGTAGTGTTCTGAGTAGTATTTCACGTAAATTACTTGATTATGCAATCACTCTTGGCTTGTCTGCTTTGCCAGGAAATGCAGGTCAGTTCTTCGCTGGGAAATTAGCATCTGGTGGACCTGCTCAAGCAGGTAAGACTTATCTTGTAGGAGAAAAAGGACCAGAATTATTTACACCAACAAGTTCAGGTCATGTAACTCCCAACGATCAACTTGGAGGCTCAACAAACATAGTGGTTAATGTAGATGCTTCTGGGTCGGATGTTGAAGGAGATCAAGAAGGTGGAAGACAGTTAGGTGAAATGCTTGCAGCCGCAATACAATCAGAATTAATTAAACAACAAAGACCAGGAGGATTACTAACTAAATAATGGCTACTTTCCCTTCAATTACACCTACCTATGGTTCTCGAAAAAATAGTTCTCCTAAAGTAAGAGAAATTCAGTTTGGAGACGGATATTCTCAAGTCTTACGTTATGGGTTAAATCAAAATCCAAAATCATGGAGCTTGAAATGGGAAGTTTCTGAAACTGATGCAGATACTATTGAAACTTTTTTAGATGCTAGGGCTGCTGATGGTGCAACATTCGATTGGACTCCTTTAGATTCAACAACTTCTTATAAGTGGCGTTGTTTACAGTGGAATAAATCTATTCGATATAAGAATCGAGCCACTATTCAGGCAACATTTGTCCAATATTTTGAACCATAATGGCCGTTATTGCATGGGCTGCTAGCACCGCCTATTCAGTAGGCAATATTAGGAGAGCTACAACTCAACAAGCTAGTGGATTAGTTTTTAAATGTACGACTGCTGGTACGAGTGCAAGCTCTCAACCTGCTTGGCCTACTGATGTTGATAGCACTATTACTGATAACACTGTCGTTTGGACTGCAATTAGTAGTGTTTATGCTGATTTAGCTTCGTTTGAACCAGATACAATCATTGAATTATTTGAATTACGTCCAACATTAGAGCTACATGGGACGACAGAAGTAACAAGGTGGCACGCTGGAGTTGATGAAGGCGTTACTGGCAATATTGTTTGGAATGGCAATGCTTACACTCGTTTGCCAGTGAGAGCAGATGGATTTGAGTTTTCTTCCTCTGGGACGTTACCAAGACCAACTTTAACAGTTGCAAATAACTTTCCTGTTTTTGCTGGTTCAATAACTGCTTTATTAATTGATGTTAATCAGACAACACCAGGGAATGATTTAGGTGGGGCAGAGATCAGAAGAATAAGGACATTAAAGAAATTTTTAGATGGAGAAACAACTGCTGATCCTTATGCAGCTTGGCCTGAAGAGAGGTGGTTCATTGATAGG